CAAAGGAACCGAGCAACAGCAACAGCGACCGGAAGAATTACGGCAACAACAGGCATATTCATTCAAACATTTTGCAATGGCTGAACAGCAACGCGGCGGCGGGAAAATGGTACAGCGCAAAGCACGGACAGGACGCGCCGCCGACGAATGCGAACGTATGGGACAACTACAACGAATACGACGCTTGGGCGGGCTTCCTTGCTATGCTTGATCCGAAATTCGTTGCGGAGCTTATGAACACAACGCTTACCGTCGTAAAATCTTCGACGGACGGCGGAAGTTATGAAACCTTCACGGCGAAAATGTTTCTTGCATCTACCACCGAAGTGGGGCTTGCAAACGAAAACGGGATCGCAGAAGGCACACGCCTTGCCCTATTCAGCAACGACGCTTCCCGCGTCGCCTATCCTACGCCGGAATGCGTAAGCAATTCGGAATACACAAACAGCAATTTTACAACTTCAAAGGGCTGGTATTGGTGGCTTCGCACGCCTTATTCGTCGTACGCGCTGGGCGTCCGCCTCGTCGGTTCCGGTGGCTCGCTGGGCTTCAGCAACGCTTACAGCGGGATCAGGGGCGTTCGCCCGCTTTGTAATCTGAAATCTTCAATCTTGGTATCTGACAATCCGAATTCAAGCGGGAATTATGAAATCATCTACAACGCCGCGCCTTCCGCGCCACCCAGCATTACAGCGCCGAAACAATGTTACAGCGGGCAGAATATCGAAATTTCTTGCGCGGCGGCGACCGATCCGGACGGCGATGCGCTGACCTATGTTTTCGAGCGGAGCGCAAACAGCGGATCGTGGACACAGGTTCAGAGTTCCGCCGCGCGCACATTTTCGGAAATGGTATCGACGGCGTGGAACACCCTGCAATACCGCGTGAAGGCGGTTGACACGGCGGGCAATTCTTCCGCGTACACGACAAGCGGAGCGATCGCGGTAATTCACAATCAGCCGCCCGTTATCAGCGGGCAGAACGCTGGTCTTGGCGTGAAGCGAGAGGATTTCACCTATGAATATAGCGTTACTGATCCGGATAAGGACGTTGTAAACGTTGTAGAAAAGATCGACGGAAGCACGTTCAACACGCGAAATAATATCGCGCTGGGCGCAACGCTTACCCTTTCCGTAAGCGGGAACACGTTTACGGGATTGACAAACGCCCAGCACACGATCGAGATTGTCGCGACCGATAGCGCCGGAAACAGCGCAACGCGAACACTCACGTTCACAAAGGCGATCAACAGCTTTGTAATTTCCCTTTCGGAGCCGCTGGAGGCAAACAGACAGCCGACGCGGTGCAATATCAAAGTAAACAGGGATATTCCGGCGGGCGGCACGTTTAAGGTTGAAGCGTGCAACAATCCTTACGACGTAGCGCCTATTTGGGAGGATTGCACAAACGCAGTTATCGCAGGACTGGCGCACGTGTTCAAGAACAAAACCAACACGGCGGTTCAATTTGGCTTGAATATCCGCGTAACCGTGGAGCGCGGCGACGCGCTGACCGCGTGCTGGGTATCGGGGATCGGAGGTAATTTTGAATGAGCGTGAAACATAACAAAGACGGCGGCGGAAACGCGGAAATCAAGAAGGAATTGCAGGAAGTAAAGAAAGAAACACAAGAAGTAAAGACAGCGGGCGAAAGTACCGCCGCCCTTCTTGCGTTGTCGTTCAAGGCGCAGATCGCACAGGATCGCGCGGCAAAAACGAACATCATTTCCGACGCTATGATCCTGCAATCGGCGGAGGTTATCGAATATCCGGAATACGAGGACGCGCACGCCTATAACACTGTGGGCGAAATCATCAAGTATAACGGGAGATATTACGAGATTATCGCCGCGCACACGTCGAACGCCGTTTCCTATCCCGTTGAAACGACCTTCGCTTATTACCGCCTTGTGGAGCTTACACACACGGGAACGATTGACGATCCGATCCCCTATCCGGAAACGGCGGGGATCGTCGTAAACGTCCAGAACGGGAAATATTACAGCTACAAAGGAAAAGTCTATCTTGCAAAAGCGGATATGCCAAATTGCGTGTATCCGCCCGATACGCCTTCCTTGTGGCAATGGGAAGAAGTAACAGGAAGGGAGACATAACCAATGGAAGGAGGAATTTTAACCGTACTTTCCGTAATTAGCACGGTTTGCGCTATTGTATTCGGCTATGTCGCATTCGTCCGAAATCGAGATCAAGACAAAACGAAGGAAGCGAAAAGCGACGCAACGATCCTTACGGAGTTGGGATACATCAAAGGCGGTATCGACGACGTGAAAGCGGAACAGCGAGAACAGCGAAAGACAAATACGGATTTCGTAGGAAGGCTTGTTTCGGTTGAAGCGTCGGCAAAACAGGCGCATAAGCGACTTGACCATATCGAACAACAAATTGATAACAAATGAAAAAGAGCGGGAACGGTTTATAAATGAGCCGTTCCCGCCTTTGCAATTAGGAGGTATCAAGAATGAGCAACAGTACGCTGGCGAGCTATACAAGGATCACGAAAAATAGAACAAGCCCGCGAAATCATAAAAAAGACACGATCACAATTCATTGCTACGTCGGACAGGTTACAGCGAAGCAGGGTTGCGACTACTTCGCAACTACCGATCGGGAATGTTCCGCGAATTACGTTGTCGGGAAGGACGGTTCGATCGGAATTTCCGTTGAAGAAAAGGATCGTTCGTGGTGCAGTTCAAACGAAGCAAACG